GGAATGAATGCAAGATGCTGGGGCAGGTTATCTGCTTTGTGCGGTGCGTAGAACTCATTGTAAAGCCATCCTTTGGACGGATTGCATGTGAGTAGCATCTTCGGTGGTAAGTTGTGTTCACGTAACTTAAAACGAATGCGGCTTTGCAAAATGTCTATTGCCCGCTTTGATACTTGTGCGGCTTCATCCACATACGCATCGGTTAATTCAAGACCTCCTAGCGAATGAAACTCAGGGTCGGACGGATACGCAAACAAGTCTTTCAGAATTATCTCACTGCCATTTGCAAACGTTATTACGTGCGTTTGATTGTTGATTGTGTAGTGTTCATTCGGCGCAAGCCCTAACATGTGCGCTACCTCAAAGAACGTCTTGAGTGTGGTCTTCTTTAACGTATCTAATTTGCTACGGCCTATCAGCCCTCGCGTGCCGGGATACTTGAACCTGCGGCTTATCTGCCATGCACAACCAATGAACGACTTGCTGCCCCCTGCAGCTCCACCGAATAGCACCACACGTGCTGGGTGTGAATTACCCAATACGCGCAGTGCCTCGTTTTGTTTCGGTAGGTACTCAATCATTTAAAACAAATCATTCGCATCGTTTTCCTGATGTCGGGAAGACGTTTGTTCACGTGGTTCAGATAACTGTAACGAAATAAACTTATCCGTTTTACCTTGCTTTGTCCATCCTGATACACGCCATTCTTTACCGTTAATCATTATTGATCCATAGGAATCAGGTTGATTAGGTGAAGTTTTTTTTGTGTTTTTAAAAAGGCTTCCTTGTCCTTCCTTTAATTGATAGTTACTCATTGAATTGTGTATTTAATTGTTTATTATTCCTATGTCATCTAACATCAGGCTTATCGTGGTCTTGCCGGTAATATCGCAGGTCTCTACAACTTCAAAAGATTCGTGGTCAATGCTGTGACCATTGATGAAACCAATGTACACTTCTACATCATCAGGATACTGCGCAAGCTTATCCCACAATTCACCAATAGTCATAGCTTATATTCATCTTTATCTGTAAGCAAATGTAACTCCTCAAAGATAAGACGCATTGTAACATTATCAGTCATCGATGGTCGCATACTTCGCTTAGCTGTTAACACGAATAGTTTGCGGAGTAATTCAGTTTCTCTTTGCTTGTCGTACTGTTTCATCAGTATTCATTTTGTTTATTGATTTCCTCCATGTACCGTTCCTTACGATACTCAGTGAATTGGTATGGCTTGTTGTTGTAAATCTTAAACCATTTGTTTTCCGACCATTCAGGCAGCAAATCGTATTCGCGCATCAAGTCAACTTCAAACTGTGAAGGTTTGTCACGCTTTATCTCTTGCACCGGCTCTTGTAACATTTTTGCATCTAATTTTGTTACAACGTCTTTCATCGCTTCATTCATTTGCGGGTGTGCAAAGATTTCGTAGATGTTGTTGTTGCTTTGTTGCTCCTGCTTCATGCGATCTGTGATGAGTTGACGCTTGGGCATATACTTCACAATCCACTCAAAGAACACCTGCCCATCAATGCGATTGTACACTGGGCCGAACTCACCCTTCATAGCCATGCGGAAACATACACGCAGTTCTTCAATGCGTAGGTAGTAGTATTCCTCCATTATCAATTCAGCTGTTAGCATCAACTGCTGTGCATTCATTGGTTGCTGAAGGTTAAAGTACTGTTGACATTCATCCATCAATGCAACTAGCACACCCAGTGCTGTTTGTTCGCCTTTGTTTTTTTTAAGTTCACTTAGTGCCGGTGAGGTCTTCGATGCTAAGATTTGCTGCAAGGTGACTTCGGTACTGTTTGCGGAACTCTTCAAGTTCGCTAGCGCGTTTCTCTCGTTCATTTTGAATTACGGATTTTGGTTTTTGATTATCAAATTTAGAATTATTTACCATCCAATTGCGTGCTGAAGCTTTCCAATCCTTCATTGGATTGCGCCCCTGCTTCCATCCATTGGCTTCGTAGTAGTTAAAAAATTTCGCGGCCTCGGTGTTTATTTTTTCATCAGGCCATTGCATATGCTTCTGCACTGAATACTCACCCATAAAATTGTAAACATCATTTTCGTTTGGAGGTGCGAATGCACCACGTTTATGGTTTATGGTTTGTGGTTTATTGTTTACTTGTTTATGAATGTCGCAGTCGCTTTCAACATTGCTTTGTACTGTGCTTTCACTCTGCTTTGTCAAGTGCTTCATCAGTGCTTTGTCAAGTGCTTTGTTACTTGCTTTATCAAATTTTGATAGGGCAATTATATTGCATTGATGTTGATTGACCGCCTTCTTTACTACCTTAACAAACCCCCATTCAACAAGTTGGTCAAAACACTTCTTGTACGTGTTATAGCTTTTACATCCCATACCTTGCATGCACTCGCTGGCTGTGATTTGGAATATATCTACCCATCCTAAACGGTTGTTTATTTCAACGAGCCATAGGTATAAAATGCCATGCGAAGCAGTGACATGCTCCGGATGTTCAAAGGCGTAGTCAAACCATGCCCGTGAATATGAATAGCCATTATTTTTCATTGAGTAATTTTTGAAGATGAAGCAGCATTTGATTAGCTTCGTAATCGGTCATCAAGACATGGACACCTTCGCCATCAGTATCTCTATAGGATGAGATAAAAATAGCACCGTTAATACGATCTATCTGAACAAAGTTTTGACGTTTTAAATCCCTAAATCTATTTGGGTATGAATACGCCGCAAAATTCTTATGGTCAAGATACATAAAACTAAATACCCACCACTACACGTAAAGGCTCCCCCGCGCACGGACGTGCTATAGGCAATACGGTAGTGATGGGATTTTTAATGTTTTCATACGGAAGGAGCAATGCAAAGATAATCAAATTATCCTTACTTCCAAATTAAAGTGGCAATCATAAATCCGATTACTGCACCAGCAGCCATTATCAATAGCATCTTGCTGTTGCTTGTGTCGTAATCTTCATTGACTACAATCTGTGCCGGTTCAGGTTGTGGAGCTTTGCGGATTGGTTTAATGGTTAGCTGTGGAGTTGCTTTTGTTTTAAGTCGATGCGTTTGCGTATAAGACCTGACACGAATTTGAATATCCTCAGCATCCTTAAGCAATGGAGGTCTATTTAATGTCCAGGTATATTCACTTTCCCCAATGCGTTTGAATAAACCAATCTCTTTTCCTGCCGTAAGAAAGTTATTGCTTATTTTAAATTCACGCATGGTTTGTCTTGGATTAAACGTTTGCTGTGTACAGATGTGTTTAAGAACCATCATATACTTATTTGTTGTGTTTCTACTCATTGATATACTTTTTAATTGTTTCGGTTTTCATCTCGATAAACAGCGCGTGGTATGAACCTGATGCCATACATATCATTAAATCAGGCATACCTGGCATAGCACCTTCGGCTTTAAGTAGGTTCCAACGTCTTGCTCTTTGCACTGGAGTACCACCGATATAAACCCCGTTAGGGAATGAAGCAACTAATACGCGAGGGAATGAGTATCTAAACCATTCAACGCATCGTTGCTGTATCTTACTTTCTTCATGCTTCATGTAATAGCTGTTTTGTAGCGCACCAAAATAAACCAACGTAATCACCATCGGTAGGAACTTCCACAACGGGCAGGTGTTCTTTTAACTCCATCCATTCCCAATGGCCTAACGGGCTTATGCTGTAATCATATCCGGTTGACCACGGTGCATATTCAACGGTATTAATCGGAACGGGTTGGTCAAACTTCACAATGAAGTTATAGGAGTAATTGATGTTCACTAAATAGAACATGCGTTGCAATGTGTACACTTTACGGTATCGCACAATGTTGCGTTTGACTTCATCCTTAATCTGATATTCAATCAGCAATTCACTTTCGAGCTGTTCTTGCTGTTCCAAGTAATCGAGATTCTGCATGATGTGTTTCCACTTGCTAGTTGATTCCTTTGGATTGAATGCAAGCCTTGACCATTCCATAAGTTGCTTAGAACTTATGCCTAGCTTTTTAGTCATGTGGTGGTACGGTATGTTTCCGTAATACTTTTTGATGAAATGCACTTGCTGTGCTGTTGGTTGTTTACTCATCGCCTTCGTTTTTGACTGTGATTTGTTTTACTAATTCATGCACCGGCACGTTAAATGCCTTTGCTAACTTTTGCAGTTGTTCAAGCTTGATGCTGTTGTTATCACGACACCAGTTGTAAATAGTTTTTCTTTGCACGGGAACGCCGTGTTTTTGCATCGCCCGAAGGAGGGCAGATTTACTGCCCATCCGACGGTTGATGTAAGAGGTTAAACGATCGTTGCTCATATAGTTGGTCTTGCATCAGGGAAAAGGACGTAAAACATTTCGCGGTGATGTACCATGAACTTATGATGAAACACCGCCTCGTTGATTACTTCAAAATCTTTTTTACCTACGCCTTGCATATGCGCTTCAACTTCGCTAAGTTCATCGTATTGCCGCGTGTCAATGCTAAAGATTGAACCATTGCTGCGCTCATACATTTCTAGCATGCGCATATCCTCAGTGATTACACCGTACACATTGAATCGGTCATTGATTTTATAGTAGATAGGAAGTGTTACTTCTAAAGTGTCTACTTGCACTGGCTTTGTGATTGAGATTTGCATTTGATTATTTTGTTTATTGATTTACGAATGAAAAAAAATGTGCGTTACAGTCGCACCCCTGTTAGTTTATAGAAAAAATTCTTTTCGCGTTTTGATAACATCCATGATATCATATTTCGCGCAGTCATAGCAGCTTTGTTGAATATCCTCGTAACGCTGACAAATGATTTCAATGATTTCATTTGTGAAGTCAACATATTCCTCTAGAGCCATAGGTTCTTCTTCAGGGTTTTCAGCGTTTGCTTTTTGGATAAACTCATGCCCAACTGATTCAACAAGGTCAGCATACATGTACGTGTAATCGCAGTGAATACATCGGTATGTGTAACAAATTACCTAATATTTTAACATTTATTTTTGTTGGATTGCGTAAGTCGTGAAATATCAAGGCATTACAATTCATGGTTGGCGAAGGCTAACGGCTTAACCCACGACAAAAACAAAGCAAATGATTTGGTACATGAGGTACTTACCCGGTTACTTGACAGGCCAACACAAGATGTAGAAGATATAGTGTGCCGGGGAAAGGTTAGGCAGTATGTAGATCGTGCATTGTGGCTATCATGGCACAGCAGTAGAAGCGATTACGCCACACGCTATCGCAAGTATTATGAATTAATCACAGATAAGGAAGTAGATGAAGCGCGACAAGATGAAACATGGCTAGGACACTTAATCGATGGAGAGTATTTATACAGCGCAATCGGTAGACTAAATGAACACGATGCCATTTTACTGCGTCTATACTCTAAACCTGATTTTGATTACAAAAAACTAAGCGCAGATACGGGCATACCTTACCCTTACTTGCGTCTATCCATACACAGGGCATTAAAAAGAATCAGAAACTATGTACAACTTCAACGTGCCTCCAGTAATTCAACGCGAACGGCTGGAGATTTGTAAGAAATGTAAATTTTACAATGTGAAATGGGGCACTTGCGGCACACCGTTAATCGGTGGCAAAGTAGATCCGGAAGAAAACTTTGTGAGTTACTACAAAGAGCCAATCAAATTATGTGGCTGCTTCATGAGCCATAAAGTAAAGTATCGATTCACATCCTGCCCGGCACATAAATGGTCAGCACTTAATTGGAATGAATCTGACATTTTAAAACTAAGTGAGTTTATTGACCGCATACACGGTTCGCCTAAGATTACACAAGATGACAACGAGTTACTATTCCGCTTTTTCTCACAAATGACAGGCAAACGCGAACAGCCAACCACATGCGCATCTTGCATCCGTGAACTAATCACAGAGTTCAGAAGGCAACTTGGAAAGTTAAACGAAAATCATTCACCAAAACAATAATCAAATGCCATTACCAACACCAACAACAGACGAATCAAAGAGCGCATTCATAGCACGCTGCATGAGTGATGCAAAAGTTCAGGGCGAGTTTCCTGATTCACAACAGCGCATTGCCGTGTGCATTGCGCAGTATGAGCAGAAGTAATTTGTAAATATCAAAATTTCAAAATCATGGGACTTCAAAAAGGAATGACCAACAACCCCAACGGTAGGCCATTAGGAAGCCTGAATAAAAAGACGCTTGAATGGGAAGAGTTTGGACGCACATTTGTCGCTGAGGCTTTGCCAAAGGTCGCAGAGTTCATCAATGAATGTATGGATAGCCGGGATGAAGATTTAAAGTTTAAGGCTTCAGCACTTACGCTGGATGTACTCGAATACTTCAAACCAAAACAGGCACGCATTACTCACAGCGGTGATGAAAAAGCCCCTGTTATTATTCAGGTGCATTCAGACTTGTAACAAAATCAACGCAAAAACTACAATATAACAGCAAGATGAAAATCAGGGTGAACATAGCGGCTAATGCAAAGGCCGTAACGCTAGGGCAGTACATTGATTACTGCAATGCAGTCGATGCAGCCGAGCGCGTGCGCATTATCACAGGCAAAAGCATGGATAGCATTAAGCTATTGCAGGCAACTGTGATTGATGAAATCATAATGAAGTTTGAAGCAGCTATCCAATTATGCACGGATGCCTTTGAACGCAAGGTGCGTGTAGGTGCGATTGAACTCGGCTTTATTCCCGACCTTACACAAATGACATTCGGTGAATATGTTGACCTTGACAGCACATGTCCTAAGTTGTACAACAATGGAAAGTTAAACGCAGATGCAGCATTGAAGCTGATGGCTATACTATACCGTCCCGTTGTGGCTAAATGGGCAGGACGCTATGATATTGAAAAGTACGATAGCGTAAAAGTAGATAGGTATATAGACAGCGTGAAGCTACTTACACTTGACCATGTACTAAATGTGCTGGTTTTTTTTTCAAGTTTAGAACAGGAACTATACGCCAGTTCCCTAGACTATTTGGCAAAAGAGATAACGGAGATAGTGACGGAGGCAGCGAAGACGAATATACTCCAGAAGGCTTAGATGTTTACGGTTGGTTTCACATCATTGAAGTGCTTGCCGACCGTGATATAACTAAGTTTGATGCAGTAACAGAGCGTAGAGCTTATGAGGTGTTTACGCACTTGACATATTTAGCCGACTATGTGCAGGTGCAAAAGATAGAAATGAAAAAAAGGAATAGGTAATGAATAGTTACAATTATAGTTACAACGTTCTCATCAATCGACTTGAGGCATTTGCCGCTGGTCACTTGCTCATCAAACGATTTACGCATGGTCAAATTGACCTTGCCGATATGGATCAAAATGAGCAGTATCCATTCATGCACGTTGTGCCGAATAACATCAAACCTGTTGACGGCGGTATGCAGTTTGATTTCCAAATCTTATTTGCAGACATCCCGCGTGATAAAGAGACAAAGGCTGAATACCAGCGCGAAGTAATCAGCGCTTGGGATTGGAGCGCGTGCGATATTCCGGCTGTTTGGGCTGTTGGCGGTTCTTCATCAGGTGGCAGTGGTTCACCTGTTGGCATAGTGCTGCGCACCAATGGCGTTGACAATGCAGTGCAAAATATTCTCGACCTTGTTGCCGGGACAAATATTACCATTACAGATAATGGCGATGGATCAGTAACGTTTGATGCAAGTGGTGGTGGCGGTGGTGGCACGGTTTACGTGTCAACTGAATTCAATGTTAATCACACCACAGCGACAGGCAATCAATATGTAATAGGTGACCGTGTATGGTATAACGGTAACGTGTATGCGTGTATAGCTAACAACGATGCAATACTGCCAACGAATGCTGCTTATTGGACATTGCAAGGGTCAGGATTTAGATTGCGTCAAACTCCCGTAGATTGGAACGCAACGAGTGGCGATTATCAAATATTAAACAAGCCAACTATTCCAAGTGCGCAAGGGTTGCAGGATGTCATTACTACTGACCCTGTATTGACTACGGATAACACCATTGACTGCAACACCTATGGACTTAACATAACTGATACCTCAAACTTTGAAGTAAACTCAACGAGCAAACTTAACTTAGATGTAAACGGCACAGCTAGTTTTGGCATTGATACAAACTCTGTCACTTCACAAAAAGTTACGGGGACCGTACAAACTCAAGTCATAGTTGACACTACAAAGGCAGCGATAGCAGCAACCGATTCAAGTGTATCAAACACTACTTCGTTGTCAATGTTGCCAAACTCGGTGCGATTAATAACTCCAAACGTTAATGATACAACCGCTACGGTGGGGCAGGTGTTGACACTTAGCAACGCAGGAACGGGTGAGGTTGAATTTACAACAGTTGGTGGTGGTAGTGGCACGGTGACTAGCGTAGGTCTTACTATGCCTGCTCCTACAAATGCTGCGTTTAGCGTGGCGGGTTCACCTGTAACTACATCCGGCACACTTGCTGTTACAGCAAATGGTACAACAGATCAATACATTGATGGAACGGGCGCACTTCGCACACTGCCATCAACGGGCGGTGGTGGAGGACAAATCTTCTACTTTAACGGCAACGTATCACAGGGTACAATAGGAGGTAATGATTATTATGAATTAGGCACGGCAGCAAACACAGGCCCAGCGGCAAACTTCACACGTGCAACCACAGGTGCCATTGCACGATTTATTACGGATGTAAACGAGCCTAATCATGTTCTTATCCCTTCAGGTGTTTGGACGATTGATGTGTACTTAAGCGAAACAGGAGGCGGTTCCAACCACGCTCAAATACTTGCCAAACTTTACACATATAACGGCAGCACGTTCACGTTAGTAGCCACTTCCACAATGGAAGAAATAACCAACGGTAATGTTCCTGATTTATATTCGTTTACAATATCAGTACCTAACACAGTCACGGCTGCAACCGACCGCATACACATTGAATTTGATATTCAAAATACCAACGGTAAGACTGTAACGCTATATACTGAAGATGGACGTATAGGTGAAGTGCATACCACATACGCAATCGGACTGTCTTCACTCAATGGCTTAACTGCTAATACGCAAAACTTTGCTACCGGCACAGCTGGAACTGACTTTGGAATTAGCAGCGTAGGCAGCACACATACATTCAACCTGCCCACTGCAAGTGCCGCAAATCGTGGTGCATTAAGCAGTGCGGACTGGTCAACATTCAATGGCAAACAGAACAGCATCGGACTTACTACGGTAGGTACTAACCTTGCAACTTTGCCAAATCCTAGTGCAATCAGATATTTACGCATCAATGCTGATAATACTATTAGTGCTTTGACACTTGCTGAGTTAAAAACTGATATTGGTGTTGGTAGTAGTGTAGTTACGGCAAATGTGGTTAATGTCGGTATTGGCTTTGAAGATATTACAGGACTATCATTTGCAGTAACAGCAAACAAAACATACAAGTGGAGGGCAACAATTAGTTATGCAGTAACAGGTGGTGCGCAGGTTACATTTTCAAGTAATGGTCCAACCTCATCAATTAACAATGCGCGATATACCACATCATTTAACGTAACACAAAATGCATTAACTAATCAAGCTGCCTATGATTCAGGAGCAAACGCAACAGTGCAAGCAAATGGTTTATCTACTTCAGATGGTATTGTGCGCGTAACTGCTAATGGCACATTTACACTGCGCATGAGATGTGCAACCGCTGGAGCATTGACAGTTCGTGCAGGTTCAATAATTGAATTTGAAGAAGTATTGTAATGGACGAATACGAAGCATTACTAAACGAATACGCGGCAACAGTTGTCGAGCGTGCGCAAAGTAACCTGCGCATTAAACGCCGTGTACGTGGTAAGGTAGTGAATCGTGTTGCATCGGGCAGGTTACTAAACTCACTTACCTACAAACTGCGCATACGGTATAACAAGCCAACTATTGACTTTACCGTAAAAGGTGATGCGGGCAAATGTGCAGATGTGATTGAGTATGGACGCAAGCCCGGCGCAAAGATGCCACCTGTTAGTGCGATTGAACAATGGATTAAGCTAAAACCATTAAAGCTGCGCAATAGACAAGGCGAATTCATTAAGTCAACAGAAAGCGCAATTAAGTCAGCAGCGTTTGCCATTGCCAAAAGCATTGGTGAAAATGGTATTGAAGGGATTAACTATTATCAGGATGCAATCAATGATACGTGGGAAGATTACAGCGAGCGTTTAATGGCGGCATACGCCAAAGGTGTTGAACAAAGATTCTTACTCAACTTTAGATAATGGCAATAACAATAAATGACCAACCGTATAGCTGGAGCGCACGTGGTCAAAAGTTAATGATACGTGCTAACAGCACCGAAACA